CATTTGTTATAGATAAAGACGTTTTAGGATCTATAATATATATATTATTTATTATTAATTGTCCTTTATTTATATTAGGATTCATTATATCATCATTATTTAATGATAAATTTAATGATGACTGTGACATATTTTTAACAATATAATTATATTTTAATACATTAGATTTTACAATTTGGAAGTTTTTTTGATAAATATTATTTTGATAATCTGTAACAATTGCTGTATAATCATCAAATGGTAATTTACTAAATAAATAAATATTATTTTGAGGATAATATAAATCAGTTAATGTCTGCTTTCCAACACTATTTGTAATATATACTGATTGCACTTCGCCTTCATCTATTATTATACTAGCAGATCCATTATTAGGATTACCATTAGCATCACATAATGTTGGTGGCAAACTAGTTGTAACATGAAATAATATCTCTGATTGATACGGAGATGAACAAGTTGCATAAAATAAATTATTAAACTTTTCTATTGCTGTTTTTCCTGGATTTAATCCAAAATAAAAATAAAATGAATTAACATATCGTTCAAATCTGTAATAATTAGTTGATTCAACCAATTGACTATAATATAATGGATTATTTCCAAGTCTAAATAATTGATAATTATTATTATCTATTATATCATTAGCACCAACATATTGTCCTTGTAATTTTCCATCAAATCCATTTGGATAAATATATTTAAATTCATAACTATTATATCCATCTGTATTAGAATAAGTAGTTATTAAACGATTATTATTTAAAGTGGCAAAAATTGCTCTTGGATCTGAAATGGTTAATTCTGTTGAAGTTATTAAACCATCAGAATTAATTGTTATATTATTACCGCATGGGCTAAATGCATTATAAATTGTTTGGTCTAAATCTACATTCAATTCACATACCCTTTTAGCATTAATGCATGACTTTGGAACTATACTAGCACCACTACATCTCATACCAACAAATAAACCTTTTGACACATCTTCTTTCCCCCAATTAACTCCTGTTATAACTGAATTTGGAACATTATTACTATTTTGCCCTATTATTGTTGGTGCAATAGATGTGGTTATTGGAGGCATATTATATGTTGTTGATGGTAAATATTGATGCAATGGAGGAATTCCATCAATATCACAATCATTTAACCCCCCAATTAATATAATATCTGTAGTGTGTAAAAAAATAGCATTTCCATTACTATCAAAATATGTAGGCGCATAATAATAATTAAAATTATCACTATTTATTCCTGTCGTTTGTTCTTTTATTAAACCACAATTAATACTTACTGAAATGCTCTCCTGATCGCAGTTTCCGTTATCACATGTGCCATTAATATTATTATTCTTAGAATTGGGAATATATGTAAATCCATTAGGCGAATAATTAAATGCTGGAGCACATGGTTGTAATATACTATGATTATTATAAGAATTAATACTATTATCACAAAAATATGATGATGATTTTATAACATAACTACCAAATAACCCCAAAAATCTTCTATGTTTTTTAGTTACATCCTTTTTTAAAAATAAGGGAAAATATAAAGAACCATTAATCCAATCATTCACAAAATCAAATAATATAACATTATATTCTTCTGCCAATCTTCCTTCAAATACTGTCATATAATTGTTATAATTTACAGGTTCTTGGCTTCCTCCATAATCAGGAATATAAGTATAAGTTTGATTGCTATCATCTGTAATAGAAAAACTAATTGGTTTCATTCTCAAAAGTCTGAGAATTTTATTTATAAATTTAGCCATATCCATCATTAAATTCATTAAAAAACATATTATTGTATATGTCAATGATAATTTAACAATAACATTATTATATGGAAATGGATTATTTGACCCATATTTATTAACATTTTTTATACCAACAAAATTTCTTGTTCTTTCTATTGTTCCGATTTCTGTTCTACCAATATAATTTTTAACAGAATATACTTTGTTCCATAATAAATCAACAAAATTATTATCAGATGTGGATGCTCCAAAACTATAATCAATTGAACCAGTATCTTTCGGATTATTTGGCACTAAATACATAGCTCTTGTTCTTCCGCCTCCATCACTTCCTGGGTTGTCCATTGAAAATCTAAAACGAACTCTACTTCTTGTCGGAATACCTTTATTTGGATCATCACTTGGAATCATATTTCCATATTCATCCGTCACAACATAATCCAAATTCATTGGTATTTGATAACAAAAAACCCCATCGCTATCTATAAGATTATTTCCATTTATTTGATAATTCTCTATATGACCATCTATTGTATAACGAATCATTTCAATTGTTCCAACACTGCTAACTAATGTATTTAATGTTCCCAAATCTTTTGCTGGAATACAATCATTTCCAAGGCTATTGTCATGTGTATCACTAAATACTGACCCCATAAAAACGCATGTTGGTTCAAATAAATAGTTTAAATTAATATCATGCCTAGTTATAGCAATAATATCTTCTGATGTATCACCCCAAAATGGATATATAAATACTGATGCATCTTGAGAAAAAATTTGTGATAGTGAATCTAAATTTGTACTTGATTTAAATTGATTTGGATTTTCAAATTGATTTATATTATAACCCTTATAAACCATATCTCTTGGTCTCTGTGACAATACACCAATATCTGATAAATCTATATCAACATGAAGATTCTGTGAACCAGTAGGAATTCCAAATAACATGTAATCCCCAGCTTTATTTGTTGTGGTTGTATATTTAAAATATTCATCATATATTTCTAATAGTAAATCATTATCTAATAAATAACGTTTATTTGGAAATGTTCCAACATTTTGATGACATTCGTCCATATTAGTGTCTGTCAATAAGTTGTATCTTATTCCATTTATATCTTTTTCATGCGGGGAAGAAAAATTATATATGTTTGTTATATCACTAATTTCATTGGATGAAACTGGAACAAATATGGAAACCTTAGCATTTGGAACTCCAAAACCATTATTAGCTAAAACACGCCCAACTAATACGCCATAAGAAGATGAATATAATTTATAAGCATCTTCTTGTGTTATTGTTAAGGATAATGTTTCAAGTATATCAAAATTTTGATTTAAATTAACATGTATAACTGGGTCTTTTCCGCCAACTACTGTTCGGACTCTATATGTTCTATTTGAATTATCACTCATTTTATTTTCTTAATAATAATTTACTTGCATTAATTTTTGAATTTTTAAAAAAAATACTATATAAAATATATAATAAAACAGGTATAATTAATAAAATATATAATGAATATGTAAAAACATATTTTAATAAAAAATTTTTTAATATAAATTTTTTATTATTCTGTTTTTTATCTTCTATTTTATCCTCTATTTTATTATATGATTCAAGAGCTTGTTTTAGTTCTTTAATATTTTTTGCTGTTTTACAATTACATCCCATATAATATCAATTAGTTATGACTCTTACTTTAATATCTGTTGATACGTTCTTTATTTCAAACATCGAATCTATTTCTGAATATAATATTCCATTGCTACTTAATAAATCTATCATATCTCTATTTGTTGTATCAGGAATAGTTGCTTGTAATATTATATCTGATGAATATACGCCATTATATACATTATAAACCCGTAAATCAATTAAATTAAGTAATCCTGATATTTGTAATAGTTCATTATGTAAATCAGATATATAAATATCTTCTCCCATTTTATGTAAATCTATCTCCATAAATGATTGAATTGTTGATATTATATTTTTTATAACATCACTTTTATTAAATGATTTATTAATCATTACATCTACCTCAAATTGTAAATTAATAATTTTACCTGTTTGATATATAAGATAATCACTTAAATTTCTATATTCAGACATATAATTTGATATGTTATTCATTAATGTTTGGCTTACATTTTTAGTTAATAAACCTTTTTCATCAATAGATAATATATTAACGAATATTATATTATTTTTTTCTATTAATCCAACTCTAAATGGAGCACCATATCTAGATGGCATTTTATATATCCTATCTTCATAATCTTTTAATGTAACACATCTATCTTGAGCCCCATTATTATATTTTATCATATATGTTAATTCATTATCCGAAGGAATGCCTTTGCCACCAACAGAAGCTGTCGTATTTGTTACTTGTAAAGTGCTTTTAACAGCACTAATTGTTGCTTTAGAATTAACTGTTCCGTCGCCAACTATATCAGCATCTAAATATGAAATAGTATTGATTGATCCAATAGCAACATTTGCAGATGTACCTCCACCTACTCTATATTCTACAAACATAGTCCATCCAGGTTTTGGCAAAATTCCCATATTTTCATTATTTATAATTCTAGATAGTTGATATTGTCCATAGGCGGTTGCCATATTAACATTCACATCATAATCAGCTGACGCTCCAAAAATTATTTTTTTATAACCTTTATCTGTATATTCAGTAATATATTTTTGCCTTATAGGAATCCACTGTCCTTTTACTACTGATACATTAGTAATATATTGATAAAAATTAGTTGAGCCACTACTTATTATATCCGATGCAATAACACCTACTGGATAAGCATCTGATGACGGAACATCTCCAAAAATTTTATCTTCTAATAGACTATTTACCTCATAATATCTCCAAACAGGAGTACCATCACTTCCATATTGTAGATATTCACCTTCCATTGAAAAATCAGAACTACTTGGAGTATAACTTAAATTACTTCCTTCTTTAAATATAATTGATTCAATTGACAATACATTTGGATCTGGAAGAATTATTTCCATAAATGGTGTTATATCTGAATCTGAAAGAACCCTTCTATAAATATTAGTTGTTCCAGCCGTCATAACACATGTTTTCTTTACTAAATAAGATATTAAATCGCCATTAGAATTTCTATTTGGAATTATTTGCCTATCTGAAATACTATCTGAATTAAACTGCAAACTAAAATCCAAATCTGATGTTAATTCAAATATCTGACCACCTCCACTAACTTGACTCCCTTTTCTTATTAACGGTAAATAATGAATATCTGGCATATTATTTATGCCTATTGGTACATAACAAGACCATTCAACTTCTACTACTGATGCCTTTGCTCCTGGTATTTTTAATCCTTTTGTTCTTGCTATTGATAATTTGCTTTTTCTTAATTGCGCATAATCAATTTGAGTTTCTTGAAACATTCTATCAATGTAAAATGATAAATCATCGGCTGTTGCTGCTTGTAAATCTATTAACCATTGTCCTATAGAAGCATCTTGAAAATCAGACATAACATCTGGATAATATAATGCTGTAAATGATTGCAACTGCTGTTGATAATCACTAAAATTTCTGCTTAAATAACTTATTTTTTTTGCCATAGTGTTATGTGATAATTTTAATTATATTAAAGATGTTGATATAGAATCTTTTACAATTAATGTACCCTCATTTATTATATAATCTATTATAATATTCGATTTGTTTGGGTTTGTTTCATCAGATGTAATCATTAAATTAGTAAGTGTAATATTGGGAAAATAATTTTTAATATCATTTTGTAATTCAGATTTAATGTTATCTAATGTTAAAGTATTATTGGGATTAAATAAATATTGTAATAAATTTGTTCCAAAATCTGGTAATCTAACTCTACTTCCCTTAGTAGTAAAAATAAGATGCATTAAATCACTTTTAATCATTTTATATTGAGTATTATCCAAATCTAAAAAATATCCTTCACTTCCTTTAGATGTAAAAGGATATGTTATTGAATAAAATTTATTGTTAGCCATAAATATTAAATCTTTTATATAAATATTATAAATAATGTTTTTTAAGTAAACCTTTTTTTAACATATTTTTATATATAATTAAGTATTTATATAAAAATATTATAATTGAATGTCAGTAACACAAAGCCAAATAACAAGTGAAATACAAGTAGTACGAGAAGAAACTGTTTTGGGGGCTAATACTAAAGATAGAATAGCTGGAATTTTAGATGATATTAATTCCATTATAGAAATT